CATTAGTCTATCTTAAAAGTTCCTGTCCCTATGTTATAGATTTTGTTTTTCTTTAAAGATTTAAACTGATCTTCTGTCAAAGCTTCTCTTGCTTGTTCTTCAGTAGCATCATGCCACTCAAGTCTATCGAAAGGTTTGAATATTATGTTTTTTTTCTTCATGTTTTGCTTTTATAATTGTTTTGAAGAGGGCAGCCATAAGCATACCCCCAAACAAAACACATTTTTAGGAGTTAGTTCCAACAGTAATTGTTGGCGAAGCACTACTCATTCCTGCGAATGGTGTTGCTGCTGTTGCTCCATTAATAAAGTCTGGTGGACTAGCTTCTTCTGCAAGAAACTCAATCGTATATCCAGACATATCTCCTCTGCCATCGCCACTTGTCATTGTAGTAGCTGTCACAGTTACACCATTTTCTCTTCCAAGTAAAAAAGCATTTAAGTTCCTGTCTTGGACAACTATTGAGTTGCGCCCATAAGACAATAATTTTAATTGTGCCGAGTCATCTTTTGAAAGTTTTGGTAAGGTCACAGATAAGACAGTACTATAAAAAGTAGTGCCTGTATCTTTTGAAGTTGTCGCTGTGGTTGTAAAACTATTTCCTGCACCATTCAAATCGTATTTAAACGCTGTGAACGTCCCACTCATATTTGAAATAGCATCTGATGAAATAGTTACAGTTCCGTATGGCGCAACTCCGTTTGTTATAAAAAGAGCAGAGATGCCACCTTGTACATCATTACAATTGATTGCTCTACCTTTAGTCACTAAACAAGCCATAAGTCTTTGATTTAAATACTAGGGGAGTTGCCTCCCCTTTGTATTGATTAATATTAAGAGTAAAGTACTATCTCACTACCTATTCCAAGTGCAACTGCTGCTGAACCTCTAAGAATAACTCTTGAATTTTGACTTCCATTAATAGGGCCAAGATCAATTATTTCTGATCTATTCATGTCGCTAAATAAAGAAGTTCCGAAAATCATATTTGATTTAGTTGTCGCAATCATATCAGTTGAAGTCATTCCTGGACAATGTCTTACTTTTGCTCCTAAGAAATTAAGTTCCTGTTGACCACCATACCAAGTTGAATATTTACCATCAAGACCTGTAGTTGATGGAGATCCACCTACTGCGCCAAAACCGCCTAAACTTTGGACGTACTTGAAAAATATGTCAGTAGGAGTATATATATATAAATCTGATTTTCCTTTTATGGTTGTAGGAATTGCATCAAAAACGCGAGAAAGTTCGCTTGTGACATTAGCAGCGGTCACGCCTACTTTTGCTACATCAACAACATCTCCGTTTGCATTAGCTAAAACTTCAAATCCATCAAAAGGAATATCTCCTGCTGTTGTTCCAGACCAAATTGCTGTTTCCATTGCTGCTGCTGTTTTTAAAACAACATGCTCAAGGATAAATTGTCCGAATGTTTGTGGCAATTTAGAATTAATTCCGTTTAGCTCTAAACTTTGCCATTGATTGCGGAAATTTTTTGAACAAACTTCAAGATTTACTTGAATTTCTTTTGGTTCAATAACGACTTCACTCGTTGTTAGAGTACCTGTTGCATCGAAGTCACAAGTACCTGGTTTAATTAAATTAGCATCCGAGCTTATAATCTGGATTACTTCTTTAAATTGTATATTGTCTCTGATGTCAATTGTTCCAGAGGCAAGTGTATCTCCGCCCAAAAGTGCTGCGCTTAAATAACCTTTAGCTGCCCGCCCACTGTAACTTGTGGTGATATTCTGGGTAGTTCCTAATTCTACTTTCATTTTTTCTTTTTTTAATTTATTATATATTATGATTCAGATGCCCAAACACCATCACCACCTGTTAAATACCATGATCCTGCCTCTATAGCTACTAGAGAACACCAATCGCCTTTGTTTGCAGTTGCTTTTGTGTTTATCCAATCTTTGTTAGCAACACCGCCAGATTGTATAGCAGCAACAGTTCCATGAATTGCATCTGCAGCATTAGGACTAATTGTAATAATATTGTTTCCGTCTGCTCCTGTGTTTCTAAATTTGAATTCCATACCAACGTTATTAGCATCGATTTTTGGAAGTGTTATCACTTTAGCATCTGTTGCGATGTTAAATTCGCCACCTGCTTGATTTGCATTAACGTCTTGAGTTACTGTCAAAGTCGTTTGCTTTGATCTAGCTCTTAGTACGTCATTACTTGTATTAATTGTATTTGACATTTTTTAAATTTTATTTGTTGTAAATCATTTGTCTAATTCGACTCAGTTGATTGTTTTCTTGATGAGGCAAATTACTTTTTGGCTCAGATACAGCTTCTGGATTGTGAGCAATAGGCTCTGCAACTTCTGCTGACATCTCTACTTGTTCAACTTCTTTTTCTTTTTCTAAAAGGGTTTTAATCTCTGCGATCATAGATTTGACTTCATCAACTTCCTCTTTAGTTGCATAAACAACCTGTGTAGATTCAGTCTTTGATTTTACTTTAGCCTCTTCAGCTTCAGCTTCCACTTCTTCTTCAGCTTGTTCTTCAACAACTTCTTCTTCAGCAGCCTCTTCTTTGATCTCATTAATTAAACCTTCCTCAATAACTGATAAGATTTTGCCATCTTCCATAGTGTATTCTCCTACAGGAAGGGCAATTTTTTCGCCTTCTTCTCCTACGATAAATACTTCTTTGTCTTTGACAAATTCTTCAGCCTCGATCTCCGTACCATTGTCCAACTTCATAGTTGCCAACTGTACTGTTTGTTCAGACAATTCTATTCCTAGAATGCCTTTAATTTGGTCTATAACTTCAAGTGCTTTCATTTATATTATTTTCTATACTATATATACGTTTGAGTTTAAAAAATCGGTCATATTTTAAGACCTTTTTTACACCTTGCCTATTCCTTGTGCTATCATAGAGCCATCACAGCACTTAGAATCATAAGTTTTGCGGTCTCTACATAAACAACCACGCTTTCCACCTTTTGGAGATGTGCGACTTACTGTTTTTGGTTTCTTTCTAGGCATCTTTTAAAATTTTTGTGATCTGTTCGATAGATTCTTGAGCAGCAGCTTCTTCTTTTAAAGTTTTGTCTTTTGGTCTTGACATTTTATCTGAGAAATAAGCTTCTATTGAAAAACCTTTGACCTTTCCTTTTTTGACATATTCATTCCAAACTTCATCAGAATTCACTTTCATTGAAACCATCCAAGTTCCCATAGGAACATCCATTCCATAATGTCTAGACTTATCTTGTTCTGATTCTACAATCCAACTCTCAACCACAGTAAGACCTTCTAATGCTACTTTATGCTCTAGGGTAGATTGAGATTGATTGCCTTTTATAAAGAACAACTCAGAGGCTTTTCTGACAGTATCTTTTGAGAAGAAAATGTAGTATTCGTCTTCTTCATTTTTACGGAATATCGGTTTATTAGGAATAAGAGCTGCACCCATTAAGATTCGCTTTTCTTTGTCCTGTTCTGCAAACTTGACTTCTTGATTTTTTAGGGCAATAAAGTCTTCTTCGATTGCAGGGTTTTCAACTACTGAAATGGCTGTGATACCATTGTCTTCGTTTTCTTCGTCTAGTATTAATTCTATTATTTTCATATTTATCCTATTGATGCATTTTCTATTATATTTCTGTCTAGTGATTGTGCTGTTGATACATCTCCAGATGTGACAAAAGCTTTAATTGGTTTCTGACTTTCTCCACCTATGGTTTCTGCTAACTGATTAACAGGCGATGCCCCTACAATGTTAAAGTCTGGGGGTGCAGAAGGTATCGCAGCACCACCGCCACCACCACCGCCAGAGACAGAAGGTTTTGATCCACTTACTATGCTTTTTATGGATTTTGCTCCAAAGGCTGCTGCTATTCCTGCTTGAATAAATGGATATGCAGGCCCAATAAATGGAATTGCTGTAATTGGAGAAGATTGTGCTGTTGTAAAGGCGTTTTGAACACCTTTAACAGTCTCTCTAGTCACATCTGCAACTGCCATTGCTTTACCTATTTTAGTGCCTTCTCCTGCGAGATTTGCTAGTCTTCCTAATGTTGCATTGTCTTGAGCTATTGCTGCTGCTTCTGCATCTAATTTTATTTTGTCATCTGCTGCTTGTGCATCGTCTTTTATTTTTTGAGATTCAGCAGCTAAATCTTTTTCATTTTGCAACAGTTCATCTTGCAGGTCTTTTTGTTCCTGTAGTAAAGAATTCGTGTTTGTGAGTTGTTCTGATCTAAATCCTGTAACTGTTTCTTCTACATCAATAAGAGCTGTCTGAGCATTTATAAGCGCAATCTGTAAATCTAGATTTTCTTTATCTAAATCTAAAGCAGCTTGAGCAGCATCGATTTGATCTTGAGCATTAGCCATCATGACTTCTGCTTGTCTGTCTAATACATTACCTAATTCTTCATTAGCTGCAATTCTATCTTCTATTGACTGTGAAGTGTCATCTCTAATCTGTCTCTGAAGTTCTGCTTCTTGACTAAATTGCAATAAGAGTTTAGCGTTTTGTGCTTCAGCTAATTGTGCTTGTTTATTTAAATCAACTTGATTTTTAGCAGCTTCAAAAGTTTCTTTTGCATAGTCTCCAACTGCTTTTGTTACTTTTTCAACTGATTTGTCTACGCCTGTAAAGACATCAACTGATTCTTTTCCTGCTTGTTTTAAACTATCAACAGCACCAGAAAAATCTCCCTTAAACAATTTAACAACTGCTTGTCCTAGAAGACCTGCAACTTCTTTTGCTTGTTCAAATCTATCAATCAAGCCTTGCATGATTCCGTCTTTTAATTCACGAAAACTTGGGATGCTTACATTAGTCACTAAATCCACTAAATCATTAAAAGCTTTCTGCAAGAAATTAGCTCCCACAGCCATAGCATCCATCACTCTCTGATTACCCATGAATAGCTCCATGAGTTTTTCAAAGATGACAGCACCTGCTTTAAAAAGTCCACCTGTTAGAACAGCACCGACTCCTGTGACTGCTTTTTTAATACCCCCTAGTCCTTTACTAGCTTTTTTTGATTCGTCTTTTATATCGACTAATTCAGTTGTAACATCTTGCAAGTCTTTCCTAAGACTGCCAAACTCGGCTTTTAAATTAACCTTAACTTCTTCTGCCATTTCTTAATAGTGTTAAATGAATTAATTCATTCATTGATTCTGGTATTTTGTTTCTCCCTAATGCTATCCTAGATAACTCTCCTAAATTCTTAGTGTCATCTTTTACGAATTCTAGCATTTCTAAAATGTTCTTTATCATGATGTGCTTTGTAAATCTGCAACTGTAAATGCTAATCCTAAAGAGCCACCACTAACTATACTTCCTGTGACTGTACCGCCTTTAATCATTACAAAAGGGTAAGCGTTTAAATACATGTGGTATTTGACAAAGGCGTTTGTTTTATTACTCATATTAAACACAGCAGAAAAATCTGCCCCGAATTTATTTATTGCTTTAAATGTATGTGATACAGGATAGTAAGTGCCTGCTGTTGGATTAGCAACACTTGACAACCATTCTACTATTTCTTTGATTGCTGTTTCATTTGGTTGTATAGCATTTCCTATTACAATACCATCTTGGTCTTCAGCACCTCTTCCAGAAAAGTTTTCTCTTGATAAGTTATGCTGTGGCGAACCTGCACTCATATAACCTTGTGTTCCAACAATACCATAGAGATTCTCTCCACTTGCATTATTGTATTGAGTAACTGCTGAAGCGACAGTCTGTGCTATTACTAGGCTACTAATTGCATCTGCTTTATCGTTCTGGACTGTCGTGTTTGTCCTTGCATAAAAACGATAATAAATAGTTGCAGGGTCAGTCAATCCTGCTTTTTTGTAAATGCTTTTTATAGGTACATTTAAAACAGCTAGAGAAGGTATAAATGGAACAACTGTGACATCTCCAAAAGCTTTTAAAGTATCAATGTCATTTGTAGAGCTTAGATTTGTTAAAGATGTAGAGTATAAATATCCGTATTCATCTAGTCTATCTGTGTCGCCTACTTTCCCTAGTGCAGTAATTTGATGACTAAAGAATACCTCTGTTGTTGTAGAAACAGGAATCTGATCTGTATCAATTGTCGGAGCTATAACCTTGAGGCTCGTATTTGTAAATTGACTCACAGGATTATTCACAGAAGCTGTTGGAACACCTGTGTTTGTGTTTGGAATAGTAAAGTCTAAGTCACACGCTGCATCGACAGTAATGTCAACACTATCTACACTAATTAAGCTTGTGTCTACTGTTAAACAGTTGTTTTCTATTGCTTTTAGTGTTCTAAATACAGGTGCTTCAAATATGTTAGTCAATTCCAGACTGCTTTGCTCTGTTTCAAAGTTTGTGGAGATTTTGTTTATTCTATATTCGTTATTATTAAGAATAAATTTATCTGCTAGATTTAGATTGTATATTATATTCATAGGCAGATAAGCCTTGACACTTGTTAGCCTTTTTCTAACATCAAACATATCGTCCACATAATTTTTATAATATGTGTTAAATAAAGTTTTAGGATTTACCTGTCTTGAGAATTCATCAAATTCTGCATTAAAATTTATGCTTTGTTTACCAACTAAAAATGTGCTTCCTGTCGATTCACAGTTTAATGGTATGTATGGATTAGCTACTGAAACCCCTGCACTTTTTGTAAGGTTTAAAGCTCTGATCGTTGCAGTAGATTTTGCAGCATAAAATAAAAGGGGTTTTCCTAGATATGCGCTTTGTGATTCGTTTACAGAATATCCGTACTGAACACCGCTATCTGTTGCAGTTAATACACTATTATTTGTGAGATATAAATGCTCATATTTAAAATGTTCAAACGGAACTTCTATGTCATAGACTTTTCCATCGTATTTCTCTGGAGCGTTATAGTATAAAGCACCCCATTCTGTATTAAATTTTTCTTTGTGGTTGTTTGCTAGAAAACTTCCTGTGCCTTCAAACCTAAAATCTATCTCTTTAAAAGGTAAAACAGAATCAGTCACAATTTCAGTTTTATCGACAAATGGTGTGATGTCATGAAAAACTGTGCTGCTTGCATAGAACTCATCTAGAGTCTGTACTTGGACAATTCCTGCTTCGTCTTCAAAAGCAGTTAGATTAAACATTTTAAATATTCCTGTTAGTAGGTCTAAGACCTTGATGTCTGGAACAAACTGTGTAGCTGTCACAGGGTTGTCTGTCGTCTTGGCTGCACTTGCTGTAAATTCAATGTCCTTTCTTCTTCCACCTGTTCTTAAACTCTTTATAAAATGAGTTATAGTCAGCGTATAAGTTGATATTGCATCTGTCTCTATAAAAAATGTATAAACGCCATCTCCTATTCTTAGAAACTGATCTCTCTTTAAACTAGAGCTTTGACCTAGTTCTGTCGTCCCTGTAAGTCCATCAAAGCGTTGAAACTCTTCTCCATCTTTTTTAATCACTAGACTATAGCCTGCGCTTCCAGAAGGAACAACTTTAACATTCAAGGCTCTCTCTATTTTATTAACAGGAATTCCATCAAATATTCTGTGCTTTCTTATGTCATCAAGTTTAGTTTCAAAACTCGCATTTTTGAATCCTGTGAAAAAACTTCCAAGACCCATTGTTTTGTCCTTGCTTGTAACTGTAAATCCAGAAGCCTGGTGTTGTGCATCTTGATCTTGGAACAGTTCGCCTTCTTTATTGTGAAGCCACATATACAGACCAGAGAAAGCAGTATTTGTTTCATTAAAAAAGTCAGTACTGAAAGTGATGCCATATTCTATTTCTATGGCTTTTATAATTGCAATTAATCTAAGTGCAGGTTTTAATTGTTTAAATGGAACTCCATAGTTTGTCGATGTTCCTGCTGTTGGGTTTATGTTTTTTAATGTGTCAGCATTTACAACAGCAGAGTCGCTGTCAAAAATCAGTCTATCTGTGTGTGTGATTAAAGGAATAATGACTGCATCAGTTACTGTTCCACCTGTACTAAACACATCAAGACCATTCGACATATAGGCTGCAATATTTGTGTCATTGTAGTCAAAGGTGTAATCTTTTAAATGACTAAGAGCTGCAAGTTTATCTTCTCCGACTAGGTCTTTCAGATTTATTGTGTTACCGAAAAATGTAAGCTTGTATGTGTGTGGTTCGTTGTTTTTTAATTGTACGCCTTCAAGTTTTATCTTTCCTTTTTTAAAAAGCTTGTAATTAAGAAATAGTTCTGAAGCTGTTTTTTTTCTAGCATCAAAACCATCAATATTAAAATTGTAAAAATGCTTAAATATTTTATTATTGTTTTTTGAAGCAGGGACATTGAATGTTTGTGTAAAAGGAATAAAGACTTTTTGTATGTCTTTAATGTCCTGGATTGATTGTGTTAAAACAACACTTTCATCTTTAAACAGTTCAACTTGCTGCCCATCAAAAAAAACCTGTAATTGTAGCATTTATCTTATGTTGTTAATTCTGTCGAAAGCAAAATCAAAATCAATTGTGTAATTAATAAGGTTGTCGTTTAGCTGTGTTTTATACTGAAGAGACTTGGTCTTGGGTATTACAGGCAAGGTTTTATTTTCGTATCTGATCCATACATTCTCGCTATAAAAAAGTTCTTCAATGGTTTGATTCATGTTTTCACTTATAAAGCCTGTGTTCATTTTTAATGAAGTTTGAGCGTTTACATTTATCCTGCCTTTTTGATTGTCATAAGTGTTATATGTAGAAGATGTGTTTGTGACTATATTCTTTTTAAATAGTTCATCTGTTACGTTTGTTACTTCGCTTGATTTTTTAAAGAAATATAAATCTTGAAATGCTCCAAACTTATTGACAAAGGTTATTTTAAAAGGTGTGTATTTAGGTTCACAGATATTAGATACTGTAATCGTCTTTTTTAGTGTCGTGTCGTCTGTGTCGAAAACCTGTATTGTAGAACTGTCAGCAGGAATTGTAATATATTGAATCTTCTGATTCGTGTTTCCGTTATCTGTTATCTGAGTTGTTGTAGAATCAATGATGACTTTTCCAACGCCTTCTGCAAATATTGGAAACTTTCCTGCTGTGGATTCTGGAAGATAAATATTAGTCGAACTGATAAGAGCGTGTCTGTCTAGTTCTGGGTTTGTGCCTTCTTCAAAATATCCGTAGCCATCTAGAGCAACGTAGGTCGTCACTATTGGATTTGTCTGGAAGGGTTCGTCTGAATCGTCAAAGGAGCTTACAATAGCTCTAACATATCTTGCAATTGATGTGTAATCATTGTTAAAAGTCATAGTCAGATAATCTCTAACTAATTCTGCAATTTCTAGTGTAATATTTGTCTGTCCAGATATTACGTTTTTGTTTATTGAATATGCAGGTGCAGATGGCTGTGCTGTGACCAAACCTTCCCACACATAAATATCAACTTCTACTCTTTTTAATGCCATAATTTTATACTATTGTTCCTGCTTGATTACCACTACTACTTGCTGTTGGACATCCGCCAACTGCTATCTGTGTGACTTGTCCGTTTCTGTCAATTTTAACTAAATTAAATGGAGATATTCCTGGCCCACCTGCTGCATCAACTATTGATGTTGTAATCACATAAAAAAGGTCTCTGCCATCAAAGGGCGATCCGTTTTGACAAACTATAGTGTTTAAAACTCCTGTGACACTAGGGTCTGTTGCTTTTATTTCTGTATATGTTCCCACTACTTGAATCTTGTTACAATGACTTTGTGTTGCTGTTGGACTAGGCAATTGATTTGCAGGAGTACTTAAAAACAAAGTATGTGTTCCACAAGTTGGAGTTGTTGCAGGTTGTGTGAAAGTAACATCACATCCACCACTAAAATCTGATCCTGCACTTTGATAGCCACTAGGAATTACCACAGGGAAATTAACAGTTCTAGATGTGTCTACTGTAACTGTTGGAAATGCTGTCCCACTAGCAGGTGTTTTTACTGTTGCACCGATTGAGGATGTAGGTGTTAATATAGCTCCGTTTTGTGAAACACCACCACCAATTAAATTAGCTATAGCACAAGAAAATGTTGGAGCTGCTGTTCCTGCTTGTGTTAAATCTATTTCACAAATAATTGGTGTTCCAGAATTTGTAAAAGTTGCAGGTGGAGTAAGTTTATAAAATAACTTTACTGTCTTAGATGTGCTGTCTCCATTTGGTGTGACACTTGTAATAGCAGCACCACCACTTGTCAAGGATTTTTCAACTATTCCTGCTATTGGAGAAATAGGATCTGTGATTACTCCTGCTGCTGTTATCGAACCGCCTTGAATAATACTTTTTCCTGCAAGGGTACATCCTAAAGCACTCCCTGCATTGACTGTCACAGATATGCTTTGTGTTTGCTCACAAGTAGCAGGGTAGCTCCCATCTCTTGCTATTCCATAAACAGTAGTTGTTCCACCAATTACATTTGGAGAGAGAGTTAATGTACTTCCACTAAGAGCTGTTGTGACTACATTTGGATTAATATTAGATACATCATAAGTTGTTTCATTTGTAAAGAAACTCGCTAGATTAATATCTACACTAGAGCCACCTACTGTCAAAGTTTGCGCACCTATTGAACCATTTTTGGATGGGCCACCAGAACAAGTTGTTGGTTGAACAACTGAGCTTGTGACACCTGGTTGAGTTGCTGTGACAGGACATTCGAAAAAGGCACTACTAGAATTCGCAAATAAAGCAGGTGGGATTGCTAGGTTAACTTTTATTGTTCTAGAAGTGTCTGTGCTTTCTGTTGGGAATTTGTTATTAGAAAAATCTCCGTCATCACTAGAGATAGATTCTATGACTCCTGCTTGTGGTTGTGGCAAAGTAATGATTCCTTGATCGTCAACACTAAAACCTGTAAGTCCTGCAACTACACAATCGAAGTCTGGAAGGGGTGGACTAGGTTCGACTAGATGTAAATAAAACGGACTTCTTACATTTATTTTAGTATAGGTACTCATGTATTTATGTTTTTAGTTGCTGCTTCAAAAAAGTTTTCAATGTCAGACACAAGACCTTTTTCCATTTTTGGAATTAACTCTTTATAGGCTTTCATAAATGGGTCTGTAAAAAATAAGCTTCCTCTTAATCCACGATTATAAATATTAGATGCTATCACATAACCCATGCTTTTAAATCCACCTTTGGAAAACTGTCCTTTAGAATCTCTAAATCTTATATTCTTTTTACGAGCAAACTTCTCCATTGTCTCTGCAAAGTTTTTAAAAGTGCCTCTGCTTTTACCAGAGCCAAATCTATATGGACTCTTCTTAAATTGTCCTGTGACAATATCTCTTCCTACTCCTTGTTGACCTTTTATCTTTGCATTAGGAGATACTTTGCTTGGGTCTTTACCCACAACACCTTGATCATAGAATAAGCCATATTGCTTCATGTAAAATTCAAAGTCAATAGCTCCGTAAGTTTCATTTAACTGATAGCGTAAAGATTTAGCAAGAGAACTGTTGCTGTCTAGTTTTTTCTTTGAATTAGCAATGACAGTTTTGCCAAAGATGTTCAGTACTTGCTTTAATTCTTTTAATTCCATTAGCACTTAGTTGAAGGATTTGCCATAGTAATAGAAAAAGAAACCGCCCACCCTGCAACATTGTTTTCAAATCTATCTGTAAAGGGTTCACAAGTAAAAGGACTGTCAATCTGATAATCACTATAGTAAGTGTCAAGTCTCAAAAGTTCTGCTTGAATTCTTCCTGCAACTGCAAGCTGTGTATTAAGCACATCCATCTCATTGTTGTTTCCCCTAATGTCGCTTGATGGAGCTTTCTTAGAAAAATCCACTATGTCCATAAGAATAACTGAAATGTCTGCTGTGCAGATGTTCGATGTTAGAGTCACATTATTTATTGTCAAATGGCATAGTGGGAATATTGTGTTTTTGTTTAGGTCTATCTCAGTAATGTCTCCTTGAGTTACTGTATTAATAAAAGGCTCTGCAATAGCAGCATCTTTTAAATCGTCAATTATTTTAAAATAGTTGTTCATAGTGTTTTCACAAATATGGGTGTGATAGATTCTGAGTTTTCAATTTTAATGCTTACGAATTCATCAAGCCATTCTAAAGCTTGGTCAAAACCTAATTCTGGAGCTTCTTTCATTACTACATCTAAAGCTTTCCAAAAATCATAGATTGCCACCTTTGGTTCTGCTGCACTAATTCCAATCAGAGCTGACTCGAATCCATCTGATAAAACAATCTGTTCGTCATCATTTAGAAACAGTCTCTCGTAGAGCGAATCAATAAGTTCTGTTTTGTCTGGCATTTTTTATTCTTTTAGTTTCTATTTCGTTTTTTTGTTTTTCAAAGCTTAAATAAGTGAGGCATGATCTGAAGTTTAATTTCTCTATCTGTTCAAACTTTGTTAAATCGCCTTTACTAATGGAGTAGAATGTAATCCACCACCCATAGACTTCATTAAGGTTTGTTTCTGTTGCTCTGTCATGCTCTTCGACTTTTTCCCCAAATAATTGAGGGAATGATTCGTTAACTCCTTTCCTAAACTTTCCAAAAAAAAAATTGCTCCAAAGGCTACATCCAAAGGCATCTGCTTCATGTCTTGTGATTCTTCCTGGTTGTATTCTTCTATCGTGTATTTATCCTTATGTGTATCCTTTACCTTTCTAAACAATACAGCCATTGCTTGATCCATAGTTGACCAATCACTCATGAGCGTATCTAAGTCAACAAATTCTCCATAAGTCATGTCATCGAGTTTAGGCACAAATCCATATTCAGTATCATTCATTTTAAAACGATTTGTAAATACAGATTTTTGGCTAAACATTTTATTGATAACACCTATCACTCTAATGATTGATGTGTATTTTATTTTGACAACATCTATGAGATTGATACCACAGAATATTTCAATTGTTTTCTTCTGCAAGAAGTCTTCGTCTGCATCATCAGTTGATATTTTACTGAATTGTTGATACTGACCAAGTGTGATCTCTGAGAGTTTGTTTGGGATTTTTAGTGTTTGTGTTGCCATTTAATAAAATACTATGTTATATATACGTTTGAGGGTAGGTAAATCGGTCTAGGTTTTTTAAATAATATGATATTGTCCTGCATTTGGATTCTTTAATTGATAGCTTACAGCATATCTAATTGCATCTAAAGCGTGATTGTATTTATCTATTGGTGTCTGACTCTTCTTCTCTAGCCATCTGTAATTGTTTAGCTCTTTTATTAGCGGTGCTGAACCTTCGCCTTCATCAATAATCAGATCATAGTCTTGGAGTAGTGCTATGCCATAAGTAATACTCCCTTGACCTTTTATGCTAGGAACTATGTTGCAGGTAGATTTAAGCTCATAAATCAATCTAGGTTCTGCGGAGTCTGCTATGATAAGTGAATCTTCTGCATACTTCTTATATAGTTCTCTAAGCTGTGATGTAGTTAATCCAGGAAGATAGAAGCACAGTTGTAAATAGATAATCTTTCTGTCTTTGTCAATTGATGTTTTTACTAAGGTATTTTCGTCCATGCTAAATCCAAAATCTGCTCCAAAAACAGATGGAGATACTTCCTGGAACTTTCCTAGTTTCCAATTAGTAAAGATGACACCTTCAGCTTTCTCTATCCAATTACCTTCAATTACAGCAGAGTATCTCTCTGGTCTTCTGATCTTCATATTCTCTATCTGTGCAATGTAGCTTTCAGATAGATTTTCAATATTGTCTAGATAGGTTGTATGTATGTATGTGGTGTCTCCTTTTGAAATGTTTGCACCTGCTTGAACGCCTCTATCCTGGTAAAACCTTTGATAAATAAAATGCTCTTTAGTCGATGGATTTAAAAGCAGGATCACTCTGTTTTGTTTTAGCTTTTGTCTTACTGATAAATCTATTTTGTCAAAGGAGTCTTCATCTATCTCTTCAGCTTCTTCCATTACCCAAGTCGTAACTCCTTGCAATGATTTAAGATTTGCTGTTTGATCTCCGCTTGATGTTTTAATTCCTCTGAATAATATCTTGCTGCCATTCTCTATATTGACAATTTCATCTTTAGTGATTCTAAACTTATGCTCCAGATTTGTCATCTCTATCTTCTCCTTGAATTCTG